CGTTTTTGCGCTGACTTAAAACGATAACTGCTGATTGTGTGACAGTACCGGGTATCTCTCGATTTTTCGGGTTTGAAGGGTAGGCGTATCTTAGAGCGTAAATTGTAACTTCTACCAATTGCACATGGCTTTAACCACCGCGGCCATAACAACTTTTGCCGCCTTCCACGTCGCTCCTTACGTGGTCGGCGGAGGGTCAACATTGGGTATTATGTTGACTTACAAATTAACCAAGTGGTGGTATAATAAGAGATCTACGGGAATTATTGTTCCAGACGTCAGGGATCCCAGTGGTGTTGGCCACAGGTTCCTTGCTGACGTCGACGATGTGTGGGAGGTCCCTGGTTACGAGAATGAAGACGATGAGGACTTTATCGGCCCCAAGCTCCCCCCAATTGAATGGGGGGTTAAACACCCTAGGCACAGGCGTGCTAGAGGTGCTATATCCAATTTCAGGAGGAAGATGATTGCAACTGCTAAGCTTAAGTTTCCACGTGCGGATCGTACTTTAGCAATGAAGCAAGTTGTCGCCAGATTCGTTGCAGCCGAAATTGAGAGACAGTATCCGAACTTTAGGGTTTGTGATAGAGTTAAACACCTTGACTGGATCGTTGAGGGGGTGTTTATGCCAAGTGTGCACTACATTGAGGCAATGAGTGTCTATGGTACACAGGAAGCATGGGTGAGGGTGGATGTTGCAGAGGCACCACTCTATAGGGATTGGTCGTTGGCCAAATGGTGGAACCCCTTCAAGTTCATATTGAGGGGTGTTCCAGCACATCGAGATTGTTAGTGGGGCCACTCCATAGGACGCGGTATAGATTGCATTCCAACAACTGCAAAGGTACCTGGTTTACGCGTCCGAAGGAGTGGTCTTGCCGCGAAGGAGAGAAGATACAGCAGGGTTAGCGGGTATGCGCCTGCTGGCTTTGTTGGTGTACACTCTTCAACGCTTAATAACCTACTTAAGGCAGTGACAGAAAGGTGCGTTTTTGTCAAGGACGAACAAGGAAAGTTCGTACTCCCCCCACAACCAAAGGCTGGTGTGATTGAGGAGAGGCTAAGCGAATTTAGGGATAGAATTTCAGAACTAGTCGTTCCCTGCGCTCCGATTAGTGATATTGACTTTGTCAATATGTACCGGGGCCCAAAGCGGCAAGTGTATGAAAAAGCTAGACTGAGTTTGCTTGAAAAGCCTTTAGAACCCAGGGATGCTGAAGTTGACGTTTTCATCAAGTATGAGAAAATTATGAAGGAAGATGCAGTACCGCGTGCGATCATGCCACGGTCACCTCGGTTCAACCTTAGTGTAGGTAAATACCTAAAGCCTATAGAAGAGAAGATATTTGATTGTATTGACAAAGTTTATGGACACAAGACCGTCATGAAAGGTATGAATGTGAATGAGATAGGTGCATGTATATATGAGAAGTGGCAACAGTTTGACCATCCTGTTGCCGTGTCATTAGATGCACATCGGTTTGATGCACACACCCGCGCAGAGATGCTTCGATTTAAGCATTCCGTTGAACAGTTGTATTACAGATGTCCTGAATTCCAGCGTATGTTGGAGATGCAGATTGTTAACGTGTTCCGCGCTAGGTGTCGGGAAGGCTCATTCAGTGTTAAGATTGACGGTGGAGTAATGTCGGGAGACATTGACACGTCTTTAGGAGATGTTATAATAGCCTGTGCTATGTTATATGCCCTTATGGAATATTTGGGCATACCTACTGTCGCATGTGATAATGGCGATGATATGATCGCATTCATGGAGCGTAGACATTTAAAACGCTTCCTTAGTGTGTATGAACAGTACTTTCTCGATTTTGGTTACCATATGGCACTTGATGGGGTGGCTCACAAGATGGAAGACATCGTTTTCTGTCAAATGACGCCAGTAGCTATCGGTGGCTCATACCGTATGGTTCGTACCATGAGGAGGATGTTGTTAAGGGACTCGGTCTCACTTCAACCTCTAGATAATCGGAAGGCAATGGTCACATGGCTCAATGCGGTTGGTGAGTGTGGTTTAGCCCTCTCATCAGGTATACCAGTGTATCAGGCATTATACGATAGGCTGGCCAATATTAAAGGTGGCAGCAAATCTTCGAAAATTCGGTCGGAAAGAAACTTTGATGGGAAAGCAATGTACAGTGTCGGGATGGAGTCCAGAGTACAGCCTGTTTCTGATGAGTCGCGTGTTTCGTTTTGGGAGGCTTTTGGTGTATGCCCCACAACACAGACTATGTTGGAAAAAGAAGTCTCAAGGCTGGAACTGTCCTATGATGTTGATGTTTTCCTTGACAATCCAATCTTTGACCTCTTCTAGCTCAATTGGGTCCCTGTGTTTAGGCCCAAAACGGTGCGACAGCTTAATACTTCCGTGCTAAACAAAATGCCGAGAGACTGCACGGCGCCCCTCGAAAGAGGTCACAGGGATGTACAGTCCCCTTGCCATTAGGGGATCCAATACCAATGGCAAACAAGAACAAGAAAAATCAACAGAAAAAGAAGCCTCGTCAAAAGGCTTCTAAGGTTAAGACCAATGTAGTTACTAAGTATGTGGAACGTCCACCTCCTAGCATATCGCAGGCTATGGGAACCTTGGGTTCCGCTGCAATGCAGGGTTTTGGAAGGTTCCTTGGGTTGGGACAGTATGAGTTGAAATCCAATTCTTTGTTTGATACTCGAACCTCTAGGCAGGTGCCGTTCATGCATTCTGCCAATGAGAATTTTACACTTCGTCATAGGGAGTATATCACAGACATATCCACTTCTACCACTTTTGCGTCAAACAAATATAAGGTTAATCCTGGTGTAGCCGACACTTTCCCTTATTTGTCGACAATTGCAAACTGTTTTCAGGAATACAAGTTCAAAGGGCTCGTCTTTGAGTTTAAGAGTACATCCGCAACAGCCGTTGCCTCTACTAATACCGCACTTGGATCAGTTATGCTTGCATGTCAGTATCGTAACGATGCTGCTGACTTTACGACTAAGACGCAAATGCTCAATGAAATGTGGTCTGCAGATGGTAAGCCTAGTGATGATATCATTATGCCTGTTGAGTGCGATCCTTCTCAGCGGCATTCTAATCTCCTGTTTGTCAGGAGTACTACCCTGTCCGATGCGGCCGACTATAACTTGTTTGATATTTGCAAGTTTACAATAGGAACGATTGGTTCCCAGGCGGTAGCAGTTGCCGGAGAGTTGTGGGTATCATATGAGGTAGAATTGTATAAACCAAAGGTCTTATAACAGCCCGGGTTCGCGTTATCAGCTTCTTGGGCAAATTGGGGAAACGGAAACAACAAGTTCTTCGGGACATCCATCACTAGATACATACATTATGCGTCGCCAGGCATTGCTTGGAGTGTTGGATATTTCACCGATAATTCTGTTGCGATCTCTGTACCTTGGGATCCCGTCCGGCTATTGATACAGCTCACATTATCGCAGCCAGAAATTGAGCTTATTGGGCCATCTGGTGCCTTTACGATGACATATGCTACCATAGTTAGCCAGGTTTCTGGTAATAGCAACGGTAGGCTATGGTATGCGTCGATTGTTGCAGATGTCGCAGGGGGTGTTACCTCCATCGGCGTCATAGCTAATGGCACGTTGTATGGTGGGGACGGGACAACAGATAGTATTGGAGCGATAGTTGTGACAGCAGTACCCAGTGATTATACCCTGTAACTGATTTCAGCGAACCACGAGGGTCTTTCCCTTCGTTAAAATGATTTAAAATTTCAATTCACATATGTCATAATGTGGAGACACAGAAGTCGTTAAAATGGAAAAATATTTCAATTGTATAGAGTGCGTTGTATAGTGTACGCACGTAGATGGCTTGAGCAGCCTAGCACAGTAAACCGTGCGTGGGATGAAACGGCCCACGAGTGGCGCACACCTGCCTTGGAGGTAGAACTCCTAAAGTGGCGTGGCTGCTGTATTGAGGGCGTCATACACGCGTCGCAGAGCGCGAACAGGTGTCTGTATCTGTCAAACCAAGGAAGTCCATAATCCTTTAACAAGATGTGAGGGTGTCAGCGAAAGTGCG